GTTACGATGATGTTCTGCGGCTTTGATGAAAAGCCTACCTGCAAATGAGATGCTGCGACTATCTGTTTTACGCCACCGTTTTCTGTGACGAGAACGAATGCGTCGTTTGATTTTTTAGGTATTGACATTCTAGATCACCGTGAAGCCGCTCGGATCAAACTGCAACGATGTTATCATTGCATCCTTAATTAATCCGAGATTCGATTCCTGCCTCAACTTTGCCTCACCGTCGAAGTAAGGAAGTGAAGAAGTGACCTCTACGCTTAAGTTTTGTGAATAAGTTAATTCGGGAGAGACTTTTTCCTTGTATATGTAGCCGATTCCACGATCGTCTTTCTTATACCTCTGTCTATAGAAGCCCACTTGAACAGGAGAGTCGTTGACTTGAGTCATCGTTATGGTCCTGGAAAGTCTTGAATCCGCTATTGAATTAAATCCGTCTTTTACTATTGCCTCATCATCGACGGGAGAGTCGTCCACAGAAAGCAACTTTGTGTACTGTCTCTGCTCTAGCATGTCTCTAAACTGCCCATATTTGTCCCTTCTAAACACTGCTTTAGTGTTTGTCGGAAGACCGCTCACAAGACCATACTTCCACCCCCTTATTATAGGAGAGATTGACACTATGTGCGATTGATAAAATTGCTTTGTTGCTAGTCTCTCAGCGCTTGTAAAAGAGTCATAATACGTGTCTAGATTTTCTACGTCGTTGACGAAATAAGCTCTAAACTCTGGGTAATTATTTCCTCCAACTTTAGGTCCAAATGGATCGTAGCTAACGTTGTAAGTCGTAATTTGAAGATTGTTGATCGCAGCCGTTATGCTAGCAGTTTCGCTTACAGAAAAACATAATTTGTATTCCCCGGGACCAAAAATCCATGGATTGCTTGGGTTTCCCCCCGCCATATTCACTGAATTAAATTGAGATAGCAGACTGTAGTCTTCTTGTGATGCTGCAGCTGTTTCTATGTTGTAGACTACAGTCGTGTCATTAGTTGCTGTTGATCCTGGTATACCTGAGAAGTAAACGTGTATGTCAGTTCCAAGAGATCCTCTTTCGTACTTGAGAGACCACGGTAGGGAAGAAGTTATGTCAACTGATGCTGGTGCTATTGTTACGGACTCTGCTGCTCCGACTACGTTGTACAACACATAATTGTCAGTTCCGGCCGGATTCGACCAAAAAATTCCCGCAGCAGGAGATGATGTTCCAATATAGCTGCAAGGATCTCCCAATAGACTTTGGTCTCCATCCTTGGATTTCACGAACCAGTCATAGCCGCTTTGTCTAGAATTTGACCAGTCAATCTTGAGGTTGCTAGTATCAAGTCCTTCTAGATCTTTGACTAGAACAAGCGTAAGATCGTCTGATGGTATACTGCTAAGAAGTGTACTGTATACTACTTCGGGAGTATCGTCCTCTTCTCCGTCGAGGTAATCTATTCGAGGAGAGAAATAAACAGTACATTCTTCGCTTGGGTTTAGAATTTGTAGGTCTACGACTATTCTAGAGTCCGGAACAATCACGGTACCTGCTAGGTCCGCTCCTGGAACAGTTATCGTTAGAGTACCCCAGCTCGACTGTATCGTGCTAGATGATTCATATCCGCCCGTCCAGTACGGTATGTTTGAAGAGTCTATGATATACGCAACAGCTTTTACAGTTATTCCCGACGTTGTCGCTTTCATGTTGAGAACAATTGTCCAGCCATCGTCAACATTTCCAGGTATCGTATAGCTTCCGCCAATAGGATCGAAAGATTTGGTTTGCCAAAACGAGCAAGGTGGAATTTCCTCGCTAGACCCAGGAGGAGCAAACTGCAACCATGTACCGGATTCAAGTCCGCTCAGCTCCATGCTAAGCTCTACAGCGGCATCTGGTGGTTCATCTTCTATTAGAGTATTTAATGCTCTATCACAATTTGTTTCTGAGTAGCTATTTTCGCTACCTCCAAAAAGGCCTGAACCTTCCGATCCCCAAAAATAGAACAGAACTTGTTTGCTCTTTTCGAATCCTTCATCGTAGTTCACCAACGCGTTCTCCTCTATCGAGGCAGAAGCGTATGTCATATTGTTTAAGTCACCAAATCCGAAATAAAACTTTACAGAATCATCAAGATTTAATGATTGATAAAGAGGTGTTTCTATCGGTATTCCATATTCTGACACTTTTGTAGGATTTAGATGAGAATCATCGTAATTTATTGCGTTGAGAAGATTTGCGTCAGACGGCAAAAGAAAAGATACGCCTGTCAAAGAGTCTAAACCTGCATCGAAAAGATTTGGAATCTTTACCTTATAGGAAGATTCTGCGTCAAAGGATACACGCATGGCGTTTCTATGACCAGTGTCTAGTAAACTGGTCGTATTTTCACGAAATCTACCTGGAAGTATGGGGTATATCGTACTTAGCGGATAGACGCTCTCTGGTTTGTATCTTCTGATGTTGTTAAAATCGAGGCTCCACTCATACCCATTTGAACTCATCCCCCAGTTACAGTAGAGATACGTGTTGTCAACGCCAAGCGTGTCTGTGAACTTTAAATATCTCTGATTTGGATTGTATTTATTTTCAAAAGGATAGGACCAAGTCCACATGTTGTTGACTAAAGGATCTGTTTCGAATCCCTCAGAAGTTCTATCTTTTTTTATGGTGTTGAATACAACATAGCCAGCGCTTGCTGTAACAAAATTGCTTATGGGACTCAATACTGAGTGAAAATTTCCTGATTTTGTATCGATCCCCCAGACTTCCGTTCCATCGATAGTCAGAGCATTCTTTAGGTTGGGGAGGCATGAATCATAATATCTTTCGCTTGAGTCAAAACACTGCAAAAATCTCGACGTCCTCGCGAATCTTTCTTTCCATTCAATTTGATACCAGGAAATCCAGGGCGCTTGAGGTATGTAGTTTTCTCCCTCTTTGCCAGACTTGTAGAACTTACTGAATATGCTTCCCCTGTCGCCAGCTACGAGTCGCCCAGGATTATTTGTGTCAATAGACAGCAAGGATCCTGTCACATAATCGTCACCAGTGCTACCGTATAAAGATGCAGCGTAGGAAATATCAAATTGATCCAGGACAGGATCGTTACCTATGACATCTTTTGTAGAGTCTGTGAATATCTCTTTGTAAATTGAGTTCATGGTGTGTATTTCTTGCCTTCGCGTACATATGAACCGTACAGGGTTATGTTAATCGACCCGGTGTTCAGCTGAACGTCATGTCCTAAAGAGTCTCCCAGATTCATTAAGAAAGACGAAGATAGCATATTTGACATTCCTGTTTCTAAATCAAGAATGTCAGGTATGTCTGCTTTAAAGTTCAATATTGCAGGTCTGTTCTTTACAATTGCAAGAGATAATTTCTCACCAGGATTTATTAGGTAAGGAGATTGCCTTCTAGCACCTAAGAAGTAATAACATGGTACTACTATGTTGAGTGCTGCATATCCTTCGTAAGGAGGATGATAAAAAGTATAGCTTGATGAGAATTCAGATAGAATCTGACTATTTTTTGAGTCTGGTAACTTTGATGGATTTCTTATGCTACCATCTTTTCTTATAATTTCCGTATTTACCGAGGTGTATTCTGACCCAAATATCGAACCGCCGCTAGGTGAGAAACCTGTCATTCCTCTTCCAAATGCATCTACACCTGTTAAAGTAGATATATCGAGAGATGAATATTCTGATTCTATCACTCCTGAAACAAACTTCATGGCATCGTCATAAGTGATAAAATTATAATCCTCTAATCCTTGACTTCCCTTAAGCTGTCTTTCATGTATTATTCTAACACCGTTTGAAATCTCCACGTCTGAATTTAAAATTACGCTTCCAGTGAAGAATTTCTTGGACCCTACATAAGAAGCACTTACAGTGGCATCGATTTTTGTTACGCTTCTGTCGTGTCCGAGAGTTGTCATTTGGATCCAAGCGTTATCGTAGATATTGCTTGAATGGCTCTCGTCAAATATTGGTACGAGCCTCATGTCTCTAACTGAATCTTCTTCGTGAGTAATGAAGCTCCTGCACACCAAGTCTCTTATTGATCCTGTTCCGTAGTTTTTTTCAGAGAAGAGCGCAAGAGTGATACCCGGACCTCCAAAGTTGTAACAAGACGTCGCTCCTCCATTAGTGAATCCTGTCAAATCTTCTCCACCGCTTGCAAGATCCAAATCAATGAATGGTGTACCTTCAAGCGTGTAATCTCTCCTAGAAGAAGTCATTAACGTTAGACATGTTCTATCGTTAAACCACCCGTTCCCAAAACAGAAAGGTATTTCAAAAACTACTTTTTCGATCAAAAAAGGTTCATTAATTGGAAGTATAAAGCACTCGCTCTTTTTTGTCTTGTAGGCATCAGACCGCTGAACACTCTTTGGCATGTCAAGAGTCAAAAATCTAGGCCAAGAGTCTTTTTTTATGCTATTGTAGCTACTGTAGCTTTCTTCTGACAATTTTTGCCTTCTATCATCAATAGAAGAAACTCTAAATATGTTTAAGCTTCCTGACCCTAGAGAATTCCCGTGGGTATCGAACCATTTTTCGTCTTCTACAAAGATAGACCCGGAGGTACCTCCGTAGTGAGGAATAAAAGTTGCTTCACTTATATTTTCTGTGTATCTTGTATCTGCTGCAAATCCAGCTGAAGGTCCGGCGTGATCTGTTACTGACTTAGAAGGTATGTTCCACTGTCCGGAATCAAGATCAAAATAGTAGATACTGCTGCTATTTGGAAGCATCTTAATCTTTGTTCTAACTGGAAACGACATTCGTATCTGCTGCTTGTTTCTCAGCGGTTGAACAAAAGTACCAGGCTCATATCCTATCCAAGCATGTGAACCCGTGGCATAGAAAGAACCTGTCATCCCCTGCTCGAACAGAGACTTTTCTGAAAATGCTGACACTACTTCTTTCCTCTCTCTGCTATGCTGTCAAATACTACACTGTCTGACAGACTCGGTCTCAATTCTATTGAAGTCTCCATGCTTCCTGACGTGTATAGTTCAATAATAGCAATTGAATCTATGTCGTTCATATTGAGAACGTGTCGTGAAGGAAGCATGGATCCCATCTGTGTTGTCTGAGACACTCTGTTTATAGTCTTCTGATCATTAAACATGCCAGAAGATATGAAAGTAGCAGAATCTCTTAGCGGTACAACCCTACGATTTTGTCTTCTCCTTACTCTCGGAGGAGTTAATCTAAACATAGCTCCCCTGTGAATGCCAGGCCAGTCTTTCTCAACATTGAGTGAAACAGTATAGCTTGTAGTCGTATATCCGTCAGTATCTGTGTAAGAACCGTCGTAAATCCCACCACCGTTTTTATACTGACCTCTGCTGTCTTTTCTTATGTACTGAGAGAAGTCTCTGTATCTATTTCCGTAGTTTGAACCCCCGTTTGCAAAGATGGCAGCGGTTGCACTTTCGGACGCCTGATTAGTCAGGAATACGCTTGGTGCGTATCTTACTTCAATTATTCCTGACTCATAGATGACGAGATCGTAAGAAAGCACATTAAAATCTGTGCTTGCAGAGTTTGATGCTACTTTCCATCTCAAAAGAAGAAATTTACCGTCTCTGTTGTCAAAACCTCTAAAATATTTAATTCCTCCATGCCTCGAATCTATTGCCTCTGGCATTGTAGAAATACCGAGGTTCAAATTCTGAACTGTTAGTCCTTGGTTTGCTACGTAAGTGGAAGCTCCTGAATCTCCAACGTGTCTCCATACACTTCTAATACCTTCGTCCCACCACGGAGCAATTACAACGTGAGCAGCAGACCATGTAGACGTTATCAAGCTCGCATTATCTGCCGGGCTGTCCATTGTTGTGTCTATGGCAAGCTCCGGATCTGATTGCGGATCAAGTAGTATGACAAATCCGTAAGTGGTGACATAGACTCTTCTGTATGTTTTGTTATCAAACACAAAATTAAAATCTAGGTCAACTATTTCGTCGCCTATTGAGAAAGGTAAACCTGCTGACCCTTGAACGTAAGACATGCTGTCTGAGCTAATAGGATACAAGCTTTGTCCAACTGTGTACGTCAGGACATAATCTTCAAATTTGCTGGTGGGCGAGATTCTTTTTGACTTTGGAGATGCAGACATTAGTAGAGTAGACCTCCGTATGCAATGGAATCGGTTCCGAGTTCATTATTATCGTACGTAAAACCACACGAGAAAGATATCTGTTTCTCGCTTAGATAAGTCGTCTCACGAGGTGGCAAGCTGTTTATTGCGATAATCATGTCAGGTGTGTAGTTTGGCGTGAAGGTATTACCTCTAGGAGGAACTGCATCTACGAATGCCATAGAATAATTTTCATCGAGATTAAAATAATCTATTTTTGATCCGATTGAAGTTGGACTTCCGTTTACATTCACGACTTCGATGACTTGATCAGAAGCATCGAGGAAGAAGGTTCTAGTTATGAAAGACGGATCGAAATAGTCTTGTGAAACTACCTGATCCGTTGAAAATTTCTTGTTCTGGTTTCCGGACTCAAAAGATGCTCGGGTTGCCCTTGGCTCAAAGGGAGAATTTAAAGAAAAATTAGAAATAACAGGTCTGATAGGAAACGGCTCTATCACACCATCAAGTATGTAATTTTCAGAGAGATTTCTGTCTGATGTGACTATTGGATAAGTGAAAGAGCTGTAGTCGCCACCTGACTCCACGAATTTTACAGGATTGAACGTCTCTATTTCTACGAATTCGTCAGAAGACATTATGTCAAGACGAGGTATTCCATACCTCATTGAGTCGAACAAGTGTCCCGGGGTTCCTGCTGATATTTTTACGAGGCCTGCTGACCACTGTTTTTCTCGGAGTATCTCTACGCCATTTCTGTATGCATCTACGCTCGAAGAGACTGTTGTGTCTACGCTTGTTGACAGTATCTTTCTGTCATTATTACTTCTGTCTTTGACAGTAGAACCGGTTAAAAATGTTGGCGCTGTCGAGTCTGTTTGCTTATTGAGTCTAGTTATTGGACTGCTAGAGATAAGATTATATGCAGTGTTGGATCCTGATATCTGAGAACCTGCTGATGCATCTACGAAGTATCTCTTTCTATTCGACGCTATTTGTCTGCGAGTGTCGTAGTAAGTGTTGTCACTCTCTATGTGTATAAAGTTGACTTTCGTGAGGGCTATGTTACTCATAAATCAGTACTTCTTCAACTTTCCGACTATCTGTTGCAACAATAAACTATCCTGGATCACTATTCTGTCTCCCAAGTAATTTCCGCTGTGACGATAGATGTTTTTGTGTCGTTCGAGCATGTGTGACTCTATCACGTAATTCGTGCCTTTGAAATTTGTCTTACTGGGAACGAGTTGTTCTATGAAAGAACCCACAGAAATATCAAACCATCTATAGAACTCTAGAAATTTTCTAATGTCTATCTTACCGGACAGTCTCTCAAAGTAGACATCTCTAAGTGTCTCCAAGCGAGGATAGTCAGGAGAAAACATTAGTTCGGGTGCTCCAAGAGCGTCGTTTAGCGTATCGAGAGACGAAAACATAGAAATAATATCCTTGTCCAAGGAATCCATCAAAGAGAATTCTATCGACAGTCTATTGTCGTCTTGTGGTTCTTCTCTTAGAAAGGCCTCATTGTTAAGGTAACTCGGTGTCTCGACCGCCCACGGATTTTCTTCCAGGTTACGGGACTCGGAGTAACTTCTTATCCTCACTTTGTCGTCAGTCGCAGCTTCGTCAAACATTGGTGAGAGATAGGTGTAGCTAAAAATGTCTCCAACTAAAGCCCGAGATCCCGTCAAAAATCCTGTACCAGCTGTCGTCCTCTTGTTGCCACTAAAGTCTAAGAGTTCTATTTTTCCTAACGAATCTGCTGTACGAATTGATTGTTTCTGCAGCGTGTCGAGTCTTAACTTCTCAAATGACCCAGACATTCTATCTACATAATTGTAGTTAATATATGGGTCTGACACGCCTACGGACTTCGGATTTCTTGCGTGCTCCTTCCATTCTTCTATTGACATAGACTTTGACCAGAATCTCAAGTTGGATGCCCATCCTGAAAAGTCAGTCGTTCGCGCCATGTCCTCGACTTCAACTGTTAAAGAGTCATTTAGGAAGCAATAGGAGGCATTGAAAGGTATAGATTGACCTGGCCCGATGCAGATGTACGTACCTGAGACGTTCAGCTGTGTAGAACCACTTCTGAATGAATTACCTTCATTTGACACTGTCTCAAAAAAGTAGGACGAAGTGACATATGTCTCTACGAGATCTCCTGATTCTATTTTTCCTACTCTCAGGTAGTATGACGAAGATACGTTTGAGTTGATCTGATCGTTTCTTATGCACCCAAGTGCAACATTCCATTTGTCTCCGTCAAATATTCCTTTTCCTGCAAGATCAAGACTTAGTTTTAAAACGGGGGAGCTATTTGAAAAACCGGGCCTGATAAATGCATGAACTTTAGATGATTCTCTTGGGTGATCTACGAATTGGGTGGCAATTACGTTTGCAACGAGGCCTGGTTGAGAATTTGCAGATGATCCTGTCACTATCAGTCTAATAAGAGATTGATTACCATCTGGGTCCGCTATGAGTGAATATTTCTGCGGAGGTATCTTAAAGATTCCCTCCACGTTCCAAGAACCTGATGTTAGTAAACCATCGTAGGGCCACGTCGTTCCTTCTACTTCGTTTGTCTCAGGATTAATGTAAAAATTACCTCTTGGAGACGGATATCCAGGCTCTATTCTCGATGCAGATAGCGGTGGAGAAATAACAAGAGAATCTGTGACAAAGTCGACCATGGATCCTGGTTCCATTCGACGTTCTCTGGAGGTTGTCAACAGGCGAGTTGTGGGTCCTCCATACTCCCTTATCCTTAGACTGTTATCTGGATCTAGACCTGTCGATCGAAGAAAAGATCTGATGCTGTGTTGCGTTCCTTTAGATCTAATGATGTCCGGTAAATTGACCAGGACTCTTCTAATGAGAATTGATTGAATATTTTTAAGACTTACGGAGATGTCCGTCAAGTTCTCTACGTTCTCTCCCTCTACGAATTGGTCTGCAGTCGCTGAAGAGAAAAATTTTGGAAGACTAAATCCATAATACCGAACTACGTCCTCAAGAAAGTTGTCTGGTATAGTGTCTTCTAAATCATACCGTACAGTACGAAGAGTTGCAAAGGAGTCAAGATAAGTCTTTAACTCATCGAAGAATTTCGACCAAATGTACAAGAAAGACAAAATTATTTGAGTAGATCCCCAGCGACCTTGTCCCGGTATTCCCTCTCCTCCAAAAGATTCACCAGCATTTCCCTCCACATTCTCGAATCCGTCTTGTGATGCTCCTTCGAGAAGATAATGTTTTGGTATCAGTTTAGTTATGATATTTGGATTCGCCCTATCGTAATTACTCGCTGATACAAGTAGAGAGCTGTTCAAATCTAGGACGTCTTTGTAAGCAGGAAACAGAACAGTCTTAAATTCATCTCTCTCGCTCGACATTATGTCAGGAGATTGAACTCTTAGATTAAATCTAAAGTTATTGATGTTGGAGTGAAGAGAATTTCCTGAGCCGTCTAGAACTATTGAATCTATCGAAACATTGTTATTTAGAGAAAGAGATCCTGAGGGCTCATTGAATCTGTAATAAAGCTTTAAGTCGGGAGTCGAGTAAAGTCCTTTGTTTGCGTACAGCTTCTGTGTTTTTATATCTCTCACGGAGTGAAAAACTCTCAGTTCATCCAGAGAACCGCTGAAAGTCTGTGTGGGAGTCACAAGAGAGTTCTTGACGTAAAAAGAGCTGCCAGATCCTATTAGGAAGTCTGCTTCATCTATGTTAAGTTTCTGAAAGTTGACTCTTTCTACGCTTTCAGACACGAGCGTCTCATTGACATAGAATTGAAGTGTATGTTCTCTCTGGTCTTGCTTGTTGAGAGTTACACACAAGTGGCTGTAAGAACCCTTCTTGATTTCACATGACACAGAGTTGCTTGTTGAGCCTGAAGACACGCAAAATGTAGCTGTTGCAATAGATGTTGAAGACGTTGGAGATAAGTACAGAGCTATTCCGTCTTTTGTCGTTGAAGACTTTTGAAATATCACCTGAACATCATTTGTAATTTCTGGTAGGAATATTAGCGTCTCTATCGTGAAAGAGTCTGAGACCGACGGATTGAGAACAGTATCCCCTTTATTGTTTTTGGCAATTTCTGGGTAGAGATGACCAGACTTATCTTTCACACTTATGTAAGTTCCATTTGAACCAGCTTCACCTACTTGTGTACCGGAAAAATGAAGAGCTCCCGACCACTTCGGAAACGAGTCCAACACCCATTTCTCAAAACCTGTTAGAGAATCGATGAATTGCTCGACTTCTTTGCGCGTTCCATCAAAAGGATAGCTATTAATTATCTTGTTGAAAGCTTCGTTGACTTTTACTTCGGCGGAAGAAAAGAAGGTGTGGTTCTCAAATTTAGACCAATCGAGATTGAGCTGTTGAGTATTCTTAAGCGGATATCCTAACGGATCGTATTTGAAGAATCCTTCGTGTCTTCTGTCATCTTCGCTCGGATGAAAATCTGCAAGAGAAGACTGTAGCGGCTTAGAGTCTACTATGGCAGATTTCAGGAATTGAGGAACATAGGGATTGGATCTTACAGCCATGACTCTCTCATTCCGTTGTTGTTACATTTTCTATCCTGAAGACAGGAGATGCATTTGAATACACATCTTTTCTGCCGTCAGACGCCAATAGTACATCAATCACGTAAGCTCTACCTACAAGTAGATTCGACGTGTCAAATTCGAAGAACATTCCGCTTGAATCACTAGATACCTTTGTAGAATTCTTGGATTCGTCGAACGGGATAAACACTTCGTTTGTTCCCACCTCTCTCACCTGATAATATGCATTTTTTACTACTGTGCTGGGAGATTCTACGGGAATTCTTGACACCTTAATCATAGGATTCGTCTGATCGAATATGTTAAGTCTCACTGTCACGGGGGCGTCTTTGGGGTAGGAATCTCTTAGGTCTGTCACAGATACAACGTACTTTTTCGAAGACTTTTTCCCAGTCCTGACGGGTAAGTGGGCAGTTACTTTACTTCCTGTAGCATATGCAACCGTACCGTCAATTGATGACCACACGGGAGTAAAATCAACTGATCCGCTTTGAGAAATTTTTGTAGAAAAAATAGGGTCCGTGGACAAAAGTGTGAATGTTGCCTGGTACGTACCGGACACAGGCAAGGAACCATACTTGAATTGCGATCCAGAAGATGTAACTGTGTATGTAGACCCCGAATAAGATGTCGTAAGTTTCAATATAACGCAGTTATCTCCTGTTACTTGCGTGAGAGAACTTCCTGAAACTATATTGCTCAGATTTCCTGCAGAGTAGTTGTATAAGGTCAAAGAGCAGGGTGTGTCGAAAGTCAAATTCTGCGTATCGTCCTCAATAGAATCATCAAAACCAACAATTAAGCGAGGCTGTTTGGATACGTCATACGCATTACGTGACCCAAATCTTTTTACGAAATATGTCCTGTTATTGTCTTCAATATCTTTTTTGAAAGATATTCTAAAGCCACTATCTGGTAGCTCTCCTGACAAAGTTGCTGAAACTATGGATGTGACATCGACAATTAGATCCTCAGCTCCCATGACGAGCGTCTTAGCAACTTCTGTGTCAGCAATACTTACTGAGCTTGTGATATAGTCGCCTGATGTTAAAGAATCAACAGCTAGCCCACAGCCCGATACAAACCATGTTGAGCCAAGAGAAGACGTCAACCAGTTGCTAACGTCATAATCAGAGTAGTAGGTTACATTTCTTCCAATACCTTCATCAAACGATGCTGAGAGAGGAAATACACTCACTTGAAAGTTTGTAGGAGTTGGCTGAGAGCCGTATACGTCTTTAAGGTGTAACTTGCACCAAAAGCTTGGATCGTTTATATCAATCTTTCCTGAAGATATTAAACTTCTGAGAGGGTCTAAATCAAAGTGTATGAGAATTCTTGATAATTCTGTATTTTTAAATGAGCCACTAAGAGAAGCTCCGTACAATTTGAATAGATCAAGGGTGCCCGCGAGGCCGACATTTGCATTCAACTGCCTCTTTCCTTTAATCACTTTGTTAGTGATGTATGTGTCTTTGTCTGACTTTAGTATCTTTAACATGTCGTCCCTCGTTACGTATTGGTAACGCACCTGCCTATGATATTGACATCTGGGTATTTGATCTCGAATATCGATCCGTCAGGAGGATATATGATTTGATTGCGTGTGTTTAGCTGCGGATCATAAGAAACGGGGGAATATTCTCTGTTCTTGACTGTCCCGTAGAGATTATTAAATTTAATCGAATCCACAGATATAACACCTGGCTTTGAGAATATTGTCGATACCACGTCAGATATGACTATGGGCTGACCTATGTGAAGTCTATTTATAGAAAACTGTTCTCTCAAGTCTGATATAATGCTTTGCAAGAGAAGGCTCTTGTTGAGAGAAGGATCAACGACTATCTGAAAAAATAACTCTAGATTGATTATACCTGCATCGAATACGTCGACTGCATCAGATATCATCCTATAGGACGACAAATATCTCTTGAGATTTATCTTCAGCGCATCCGGAGAGTTTATGAGTTGTCCGTCTGCATTTCTTGAAATAATATACAACCTCGAGGCGAGAGGATTGTTTGGATTTCTTACTATTGATGCTCTAAACACTCTTCCAAAATTACTGGGCATGGTGTAGACTCGAGCAAGCATGTCTTCTTTTGTTACTATTCTTTCTTGAGAATTTCTCAAAGTCGGTACAAGAGCTAGTAATTCCTCACTTGTTGGAGCATCCTCTCCTCCCGCTGCTGGATTTGGATTGGAGACAGCAACTGATGATCTGATTTGAGATTGTTGACCTGGTGTCGGATTTTCCGGAAATTCTATTTGTAAATCTTGTATGTTAACGATAGTTTGCGGGTCAACATTATGAAATAGTCCGCCTCCGTATCTATATGTGATGCTTAGACGGGTATTGCTAGCTGCAGATCCAAGAGTAGTTGTTTGTAGCAGCTTTTGTGGATTTAGTGAAGATCGAGAGAATGTCTGAGAGTAGGGTATTGGTATAGCCAGTTCTGAAGGATCAGGTATGACATCGTCTTCCATAGAGTTAGCGTCGCCGCCGCCAAAGACAAGCGTCGAAGATCTTCCCGTAAGAGATACCTCTCTAACAAACCTATAAGGAGCTGGGATTATTTTGAGATTGTCTTTTACTAGGGTTTCTATTCCTGACTCATAAGAATTGCTCAAGACATTTTTGTAAACGACGTCATGTGTTAGATTATCGACCTCATAGTAAGCGTTGCCGAGTCCATCTACTACGCTGACAATTTGTGTCACATTTGTTTCATCTAACTCAATTCTTCTGAATTGTACGAAATCTCCTATTTGAACTACTTGTGTCTTCAAGTCTCCTGAAACACAGACACCAGACTTCTTCAAGACTTTTGAAACAATATTTCCATTTATTCTTCTTCCGTTGATTACTTCGACGGTCGCAGAATCGACCGATATTTCACCAGATATTGAATCAGATTTCCAGAATTTTACATCTTCTATTAAGCTAAAAGTCACGCCGTTGTCTGCAGAAACAACGGTGTTAGCTAATATCGTGGGTATCAATTGCGGGTCTGGTCTGAGTGTCCCGTCATTTAGAACTGGTACTTCTACATAGAAGTCTACGTTGACAGTTGCTGACGATGCTCCTGTTATTTTTACTCCTGCATTTCTGAGTATTCTTTCTATGTTTTCAGTCTCTACGACTGTGTCGCTATTCAGTTCGTTGTACAGGTGATCCATGTAGAACGACATGTTATCACCAACGTAAGCTGCCATGTCGAGAAAAAGACCTCCGAGAGACGACTCAGAAAAGTCCTGAATTCTATCGGGGTAGTACTGTCTTGCATAGTCCAGAAGTACTGTACGAAATCCATTAAAATCTCTTGCTAGATAATTTCTCTGTCTCACGGACTTGAGAGCTGTCTTGTTGTCGTTTATTGCCATCTTCTCACCAGGTAATTTCTATATTACGTACAGAGAAATCTGAAGTCCCTTCTTGAAAACACTCAAGGCAGGGATGTTGTATGTGATACTAACTCTAATAATAGCTGTGTTGACATTTTCATTTCTATCCACAGAAGAAGTAAAATCCTCGAGGTCTATGAAAGGCATCCAGCGTTGAACTGCACTCTGTATCCTCGATATTGCCTCATTATCAAAATCATCCTGAGAGACGAATTCTGTTGTTAGTGGCTTTAAGTTGGCACCAAAGTCGTACAAACCGAGACGCTCACCCCAATTTGTCAAAAGTAGATTTCTGAGATTGTCAGAAAATTGATCAGCTAGGCTGTAATTCATGGCGAGTATTCCATCAGAAGATCCTAGCTCCATAGGAGTTTTTATACCGAAAGGAGTAGGAGATTTCTGTACTCTCTCGGCAACTTGTTGGTCGCTAGTTTTTCCTGAGCTCTTAAAGCTATAGGTCGCCATGTTGTCTAACTATTGTCAACCCTAAGATCTCAGATTGAATACGAATCATCGTTTTTTACTTTTAATTCTCGAGATAATACATTGTCACCATGTTGACAGACCAGACAGCGAAACAACTCGCAGAAACTCTTGTAGGAAAGCTAAAGAACTTAGAAGATTCTGATCCTAAAGCCTCTTGGGCGCTAATTTTTTCCGAGCTCTTTAAATCAATAAGAGAGAACGGTGTCGTAGAAGTAAAAGAACTGGAATCGATTGTTGTGCAAGGTGCTACACTTGCAAGTTCAACAGGCCCTGTTGCAGGAGCAATATCACCTCCATCGACTGTTAGTCTCAAAGGAAAGATTACTTGATCAAAACTTTAGACGCATATACGCCTGTTACGCTAGACCCTTTTACTCCGATATTTCCGCCCATGGTATCAGTTATGGGTGCACCTGTCACCTCACCCACGCCGGCGGGTAATTGAGTGCTGCAAAGTATTGCTTTATCAGCATCTTCTCCTCCTAGCTTTAGAAGCGAAGATTTCCCAGGCTTGATTATTATCTCACCCTTGCTATTAATGGTTATTGATCCCCACTCGCTTGGGTCTGTTTTTTCTTTCTTGACAGTGTCACCTGCAGAATTCTTTTCTTCTGAAAATCCTGTCACTAGTATTTGAACGTCGCTTCTAGCTATTAATCTTACTTTGTCAGACTTTATGACTACCGCCGCGTCGCCGACAGCAGAGTCAGAGACTCCCAGCGCTGGGTTTAGTTTGTTGAGACCAAAGTATTCATCTGGTGCTGTCTTTTGAGAAACTAGAACTCTACTCCTGTCACTAACAAAGTCAGGATTGCCTTCTTCTTCAGACAAATTTTCGTCTTCCTTGTCGAGCTCTTTCTTGATCTCCGTTCCTTTTATTTTTCCCTTTGCGTCTTTAAAGCTTGTTACTGTCTTAGCTTTCCCGAATGTCTCAGGAGACTGACCCCTACCTGCGACTATGTCAATCGCGCCTGATCCCTTGTCAAATTCTGTCTTTTCGAGTCCGCCATTTCTGTCAGTTCCAAGAACAATAAGTGTGTTATTCGTTCCTTCGAATGCAACATCACCAGGTCTCTTTCTAAATCTTGGCACAGATTCGTAAGAAACAAAAGCTGATGCGTCTGACTCTGTTACTAGCTTTTCGAAGATGTCTTCAGGTTCTCCAGGAAGAACCAAAGATTCTCCTCTCGTAAATCTGTCTTCTCCTGCAGTTACTGTAGGAGCATTTCTTAGTTCACACCATTCAATAGATGATTCTGTACCTTTCCGTTCAGAATCAGCAAGTTCTTTTGCGTTCTTCTGTGGTTTTACATCGTATATTTTTGCTGGATGGGAGTGGTTGACGTCGTCACTCTGATGTGCATCTATAACTCTTCCAACCCAGAAAGCCATCTCCGGGGTGGGAGAGCTGGGATCTTCAAGCATTACCCATACTGATTCACCTGGTTTGCATGGGAAAGATATATGGGAAGGAAAAAAGGGAAACACGAACATGGGGTCGCCGTGTTCACGAACTCTCTTCGCTATAATAGAATTTCTTGGAAGAACTCTCCTGTAAGTTTCAAAATTAGTTATTTTTAGATTTTTCCACCGCTCGATCTTCTCTTTGTCTTTTAGATCTACGTTTGGATCCGTGATCACATCAATTACCACCATTCTGATGAATGTGCTTTTTGTCGATATATCATAGTTGGTAGGATCATCTGGGCTGAGAGACCCTACTCTTGATAGAATTGAAAGTTTCTCTGCCTTTGTCTTGGAGTAATTCGGAGGCATGTCAGGATCCTAATTTCTTGAACATCTCTTCTGCGTCTATTGACTCTTCTCTAGGCGTCTCCGCCTTAGACACTAACTCTGCAAGCTTAATAATCTGATCATTTGCTCTGCTCATTCTCTCGATATAAGTGGCAAGCATCTTTCCGTGTATCGCATGCTCGGTACTCTTATCTTGCACTATGTCCACCAGTGTGTTGAACAGTACATAAGCGTTCTCTCTATCTGTAACAGCGTTTTCATAGATCTCCTTCCAGAGCCTCTTCTTCTTGTCTGTCGTACCTTCAATCTGGTCTAATAGCTCGGAGAAGTCTTTGACCTTGTCGTTCACAGTCATCGATTCATTCTTGTTCTTTTTCATGATACCAATATATTCAAGTATCTTTGTAGTCGTATTTCGATTTCTTGTAACGCCTTTTTATAGATTGCATTGCAGTGGTTAATTGCTTTGGAGACAATCCTGATAGCTCTCTCATGTATAGAAGTACTGCACTCTTATTTAGAAGATCAATATCGTCTATGTTTTCAAAGATTGTTATGATGGCGTTGATGCAGGTAAGTTCGTTCTCTGTTTTTACCTTTGAACGTATGTCGTATAGAAGACCTACGGTATTCTCAGACGATATAGCGACATCTCCAAGAAAATCTTCTGGGTGAACTACGTTGTGCTCCTCAATTATCAAGGACTCGTGAGACGTAAGAGACCCAGGATCGTCCAGACTTACACTCTTTTTGGTTCTTTGAGTCTTCTGCTTCGTTTTTATAATGAGCCAATTCTTGGCAACAACATTGAAATACGAAAATGCGTTTGTACCTCTGTCAGCATCAAATTTGTGAATCGTCTCAAATAGAAAATTAACACAGTCATTCTTTAGTTCATCGTAAGTGTCATGCATTCCCGTAAACTTGTGTATGTTTATGAGATTTTCAACAAGCTTTTTAAATGCTGGGAGTATCTCTGCAACATAAAGCCTATCTCTCTCTTTCTTTGAAGTTTCTTTCTGGTACTTCACAATCGCGTCTTGTGTTCCTGAATTGAAATACAGCTTTATGTTTGTCTTTGACGACTTTTCTGTTACTGTAACTTCTGTGGTAACTACAGCAGGTGTAGTAGCTTCATCTATGAGGATTTTTTCTGGGCTCTTCTCCCTGCGTACCTCCCTTCTCTTTTTCTCTGATATTTTCTTCATTTTTCTTTGACTTCCTGTTCATCGTCTATTGTCTCCGTCTGTACCGTCTCATCTAACAGCTGGGCGACGACCAGAATGGAATTCTTTGCAATTTTTATGTCTCTTATGAGTTCTCTTATGATGGGTTCATCAGAAAAAACTTCAATTTTTGTCTTCGCATCCATGGCTAGATGTTGTTCATTTAGAATGTCTATTGCTGTTTGTACCGATTCCTGTATGTCATCCATCTTATCAGAGAACTCTATGTTTTTCTGAATGCTCACCCACAAAGCAGAACAAGCTGCCACGAGTGAAATGGATAGACAAGAGACGAGTATCAAATCAATCCTTTCGTCACATCATCATGCATTTTCTTTATGTTATCGATGGAATAAATGTTGATAATCTTGTCTTGTAATGACTTGCTCCATTCTCTTGGAATGACAGAGGAATTTCTAAATTTTATTATCTTTCTTTTGAAGTCTTCCTCGCTTGCTATTGCCCACTTAGAACCTGTCATGAATATCTTGTTGTCAACTCTTGATGCATGTATGTCTGAAAGCTTGTACTCAACATCTATAAATTTACCATGACCAAGAAA